GTCAAGGGCAAAAGCACTCAAAGGTTTATTTCGTATGGCAACTCCATACTTAACTATGAAGAATATTCCTATGGTTGCTGTTAACCATACATATATGGAAATCGGTCTATTCCCTAAAGCCGTAGTTGGTGGTGGTACAGGTCTTTACTATTCAGCCGATAATATCTGGATCATTGGTCGTCAACAAGACAAGAAAGGTACAGAAATTCAAGGTTATCACTTTGTGATTAACGTAGAGAAATCACGCTATGTAAAAGAAAAGTCTAAGATACCAATCACCGTCTCATGGGAAGGTGGCGTCGAAGATTATAGTGGATTACTTGATGTTGCCTTAGCAGGTGGGTATGTTGAGAAACCATCGAATGGGTGGTATGCTGTGGTTGACCAGGAGACCGGTGAGTTAGGTAACAAAGTAAGATATGGAGATACACTCGGACAGTTTTTCTGGATTGACATCTTTAATAAAACAGATTTTAAAGAGTTTGTCAAGAAACAATATTCTATTGGTTACAAATCAGAAGTATCAATGGATGAGATAGTAGAGGAAGTGGTATGACTATCACTAGTGACTTCTTAAAAGAAGATGTAGACTTTGCACTCGAAGAAGAAACTAATCCTGGTGAAGGCGAAATGGAATTTAATGTTCGCCTTCTAACAGGTGCATTTGTTGAGACTTTGATTGGATTTAAAAATCTAAGAATGATTGATGATCCAGAAGATAAAGAAGAGTTTCAACTAGCATTTGATTTTGCTATTAAGTCAACACCTGATCCTGAACTCACTGAGAAAAATAGTGGTTTACAAAAGGTCGCCGGTGATGTATTATTTACATTATTCCAAGAAGCAGAAAAAGTGAAAGCAAAAGACCTTGAGTGAGAATCTACAACAAACTATATTAAGAAATGTATTGACTAATGAAAATTACATGCGTAAGGTTCTGCCGTTTATACAACCAGATTATTTTACTGGTATACATCAGAAGTTATTTAAAGAATTGGCATCCTTTGTTGCTAAGTATAACAAGCTTCCAACAGAGGAGTCTTTTCGTGTTGAGGTAGATCAGTCTGATCGTTTTGCAAATGCAAATGATTATACTGAAGCATCAGCAATAATTCCTGATATATTCAAGATAGAAGAAATTGATACACAATGGCTTGAGAATACTACTGAGAAGTGGTGTCAAGATCAGGCTGTACATAAAGCTGTACTAGAAGCCATTACTGTTATTGATGGTAAACATAAGACTCTATCTAAGAATGCATTGCCTGATCTATTACAAAAAGCTTTGGCTGTATCATTCGATACAAATATCGGTCACGATTATATTGAAGCATTTTCTGATCGATATGACTTTTACCATGCACAAGAAGAAAGGATAGAGTTTGACATTGAAAAACTTAACCTCATCACTAAAGGCGGTTTACCCAATAAAACACTTAATATTGCTTTGGCTGGCACTGGTGTTGGTAAATCTCTATTTATGTGCCATGTTGCTGGAAGCGTACTAGCACAAGGTAAGAACGTTTTATATATTACAATGGAAATGTCAGAAGAACGTATTGCTGAAAGAATCGATGCTAACTTACTTGATGTACCATTAGATCAAATACCTAACTTATCTTTTGATATGTTTTCTAACAAGATTGCAAAACTTAAGAAGATGACAAACGGTAAGTTGATTGTAAAAGAATATCCAACCGGTTCTGCACATAGCAATCACTTTCGTGCATTACTCAATGAACTTAAACTAAAGAAGAAGTTTGTACCTGATATGATATTCATCGATTACTTGAATATCTGTGCATCTTCTCGTATGAAAACAATGGGAGGATCTATCAATTCTTACACATACATCAAAGCAATTGCTGAAGAGCTACGTGGTCTGGCGGTCGAGTTTGACGTTCCGATCGTATCTGCAACTCAAACGACGCGTAGTGGTTATGGCAGCTCAGATCCTGGGCTTGAAGATACGTCCGAGTCTTTTGGATTACCCGCAACGGCGGATCTAATGTTTGCCTTAGTTTCTAACGAAGAGTTAGAATCACAAGGTCAGATTATGGTAAAGCAATTAAAGAATCGTTATAATGATCCTGCTACACATAAGAGATTTGTGGTAGGCATAGATAGATCACGTATGAAATTATTTGATGTATCTGAATCACAACAAAATTTAGTTCAAGACGTTCCTGTCTTTGACAATTCTACGGCACAAGAAAAATTTAGTAATTTTAAAATGGAGTGATTATGAAGGGACTTATATGGCCAACTTTATTTTGTATATTTGTAATAGTCATATTACCTGTATTGTTAGTTGACAATGCTAAGTATTGTAAACAAAGTATTATACCTTGTTATCCATGGGTGGAGCCAAGAGAATGGGAATAGATCCTAGAAAAGCAGCACAAGAAGAAGCTGAAAAAACGTTTGAATTGTTCATAGATTGGACGAAGAAAGTTGTATATATAAGCTTATTCTGCTTAGTAGTTGTAGTAGTGGGATGCAACAGTGGAGTAGAAACAGGACCAAACAAAACTGGTTCTCAATATAATGGTGAGCAATATGATCCACAAAATCTTAATATAAAGGAAAACAAATGAGTGATAAAGTAACACCTATAGGGTGGGGAAAAACTATTTTGGGTATGAAAGATGCATGGAATGGTATCATGACTATCAAGAACTCTCCGCTTCGTAATCTACCTCCTCAATTAGGTCTAATGGTATTTTCAATACTAGCTATCATGTGGAGTGGTATCTTTGCAGCCCTAATAAATAATCCGTATGCATTTGGAATATCTGCGGGTGGTCATCTATTAGTAGTCTTTGGTATTTTTATTACAGCCATAGTATACGATAGTGCAGAAAAATATAGTGCACCACAAAATTATAACTCTCGTGGTAATGGTGGCGAACACGAATAATGACTTGGGTATACTTTATTGTTGTATATGGATACCCTCTAATGATGATTGCTGTAGCAATTATGTTGCATAGGAAAAATAAATGAAGTGGTTTATAGTAGTAGTTTTTAACACATTTCCTGGAGATGTTTATATATTTCATCAACCTTCATTTGATGATAGGAAAACATGTCTAGTAACTCTATGGGAATCTAGAGATGCTGTTTTACAAAAGCTTATTGAAGAGTATGGTAAACCAATGCCAATAGAAGCAGTAAATTGTTTGTCAGAAGAAGTAATTAAGAAAGTGATAGAAAATGCAATGGCTGATAGTGTTAATAACACTTAATACACCAGACCCATGGGCAATACAGACCCTCAAGTTTGAATCTAAAAATAAATGTGTTGAATATGTAAACAATGCAGAAAATCATGGAACACTAGCTATTGAAGTTATAGCAAAAGGTGGATTCAATGATCGTATAGAAGCTATAATGTGTTTGCCTGAAGGTAATGACACAGTAAAAAGAAAGTACGATGGCTGAAGAAAAAGAAATATATGTTACTAAAGACTTAGTATCATGTTCAGGTGAGCCACCTGGAGACCATCCACTTGTTTATATAAGAGTCCCTAAGGGACAAACTATTCAATGTGGGTATTGCAATGTAAAATTTATAAGGAAAAATGATGGCTAAAGTGATGATTGGTAGTTCAGCAAGAAGCTGGTCTAGAGCCAAGTATAAGAAAACATCTCAAGGTAATGGTAATATAAAATTCTCTTCTATGAATAAAGCAAAAAGAAGAAGTCATAAGAAGTATAGAGGTCAGGGGAAATAATGCATGCACGTCTCATCTCATACTCACAACCTGTACGGCATGTACACTCTGGCGAACCAGGAATCATGGGACTTGAAAACATCCAAGACCTCGTCGCGTATTGCGCCCGTGTCTCCAATCCGTCAAACCAAGCTAACACCAAAACAACGTCAAAGTTACTTGGATATCTCATCAAGCACAAACACTGGTCGCCATTCGAAATGGCATCAGCCTGCATCGAAATCGAAACGACAAGAGATATCGCAAGACAATTCCTCAGACACCGATCGTTTTCATTTCAAGAGTTTTCTCAGCGGTATGCTGATATCAGGGATCTTAGTGATAATTTTGTTTTAAGAGAAACTAGATTACAAGATACAAAGAATCGTCAGAATAGCATAGAAAGTGATGATGAAAGATTAGGAATGATATGGGCTGCTAAACAATTATCTGTTATTGAAGCGGCAAAAGAAGCATATGAATGGGCTATAGATAATGGTATCGCAAAGGAACAAGCAAGGGCCGTTCTTCCTGAAGGCAACACTGTATCAAAGTTATACGTCAACGGAACTATTCGAAGTTGGATACATTACGTTGAATTACGATCGGACAATGGTACACAAAAAGAACATATGGAACTGGCAAAGGCAATTGCTAAAGCTATAACACAAATCTTTCCAACAATAAAGGACTACGTACAATGAATAAACATCTTCATACATATTACGCTGATGCTCCTAATGAAGGACAATATTGTGAAGTTCACTTTAATTTTAAAGAAGAACATGCTTACATTACATACCATAAAGAAGATGGTACACGTTTTGATAGTGAAGAATTTCCAGGTAAATCATTAAGATATGTAGAAGATGCAGCAGAAAATTGGGCTTTAGGTATAAAAAAGTTAAATTAACTGTGTACAAACTCTTTTGTTTGTGATAGAATATATCCTATGAGAAAAACAATTAATAAATTTGCTGGTATATTTTCAGCGTTATCTATTGTAGCCGTTGCGGGTTGTACATGGGTTGGCGTTGTTGATTTTAAAGAAACAGTCGACTGTATGACTGCTAACATTTATCACGAAGCTCGTGGTGAACCGTTAAAAGGTCAATACGCAGTTGCTCATGTTGTTATGAATAGAGTACATCATAAGCAATTTCCTAATAGTGTTTGTGAAGTTGTTTTTCAACCAAAGCAATTTAGCTGGACTCATACTATAAATGATCCACGTCCTCGTGATTACAAAGCTTGGAATCAAGCTAAGAAGATTGCATTAGAAGTTATGCATGGAGATACGCCAGACTATACATTTGATGCAATATATTATCACGCTGATTATGTAGATCCTTGGTGGGCAAAAGCAGATGGTATGTTTATGACACGAACTATTGGTAGACATATATTCTATAATTTTGATGGAGTTTGGGAATGAGACGTGAAATAGATTATAAATTTAATGAAGCTAATCTTATAGATGAGTTTAAAGATTATATTGATGACACATATAAAGGTCATTATGCAACTAATAAGTTTCAATCAACTGAAGTAATTATTGAACGAGGTCATGGTACAGGTTTTTGTATGGGCAATGTTGATAAGTATTCGAACCGATATGGAAAGAAAGGATCTCGAGATGATGCTCGTAAAGATCTGTTAAAAGTATTACATTATGCTTTGATACAACTTTATGTGCATGATAACAAACTGTGATAAAAATATCACATTTTAAAAAATGTTTATAATGGTATACTAAACTATAATAAATATACATGTAAACGTTATAAAGATGGTATGGACCTGGGGGCAGTACCCAGCTGCTCCACCATAAACACATTAGGAAAAAGTATGTTCAGTAAGCAATGTAAATTACATATGGAAGAAGCTGGTATGACACGGTGGCAGCATTTTAAAAGAGCCTTATGGATTTCTTGGCAATTAGAAAAAGCTGCTTATGCTTGTTTTATACATGCCTTTGGACCAAGATGGTTTAAAACATATGCATCAGATAAATGTAAAGAAGTATTAGACGCAAAATAGTGTGTTTTTGATGGGGCAGAAATAGG